TTGGATATACAGGAGCTACTTATGTAAATAGGTTAGAAAACCTTGAAACTAAAATAGCTAAGACCGAAGAAACTGATGATGGTCTAGGTGAGATTGAAAAAAGATTTGAAGCTTTAGATACTTCTATTGCGTACATCAATAAAACTTTAGATGCTGAAAACACAGGTGTGATATCTAAGTTAGACTCCATAAATTTATTACAGTCTCAGTTTGAAGGACTGTCAGTTGCTGTCAGGCAATTAGAAAAAGATGTAGAGAAGCTAGAAGATAGTGATAATCCTCTAGCTAATTAACTATTGTATTCTACAGTTTAAGTCTGCTTCTATTTTATTATGTATAGTATCTAGTTCTGCACTAGCTGTGCGTAATGTAGTCTTTAAAGTATTAAACATAATAGGATTAAATCGTTCTTCGATTTGATCTATATCACTAATACTACGTTCACTATAAACTTTTCCTTTTTGATTTATAACTAATTTATAACTAATTAGTGTAGCTTCATTCTTTTTCATTTTGCAATTCCGTAAAAGTTAAACTTCCATGATTTCCTCTTAACCCTGCTTTCATATATGATGTTGCTTTACCTTCAAAAAAGTTTTGATGTTCAACACCGATCACTTCATCAATCCACTCCAACGGATTGTTTTTTTGTTTAAAGTTTGGTTTTAATCCCAACTGTAATAATCTTCTGTCAGCTATGTATCTGTTGTAAGCATACATTTCATCCTTAGTTAATCCTTCTAGATTACCCATCTCAAATACTAAATCAAGAAACTTATCTTCTAGTTCTACCATCTTTCTACAGATATCATACAGTTCTTTCTTTAGATCGTCAGTCCATATATCCGGATTCTCTTTCACAAATTCTCTAAAGAGTTTAGTCATAGCTTCAACATGTAAGGACTCGTCACGTATAGAGTACGTAACAATCTGACCCATGCCTTTCATTTTACCATACCTTGGAAAGTTTAACAAGATTGCAAAGCTACTAAATAACTGTAGTCCTTCTGTGAATCCTGAGTAAACCGCAAGAGCTTTCGCAATCTCTCGTTTGTTCTTACGAGTAGGTTTAAAGTTTAAAAGATACTCATGTTTGTTAGCCATCTCTTCATACTCAGCAAATGCTTTGTACTCTTTGTCAGGCATGCCGATTGTTTCTAAAAGCTGACTGTAAGCTACCTGATGTATCCCTTCCATGTTGGCAAACGCTGACATCATAAGTTGAGCTTCAGGTTTTCTGAACAATTTCATATACTTATGAGTATAAGCTGCACCAACATCTACATCAGATTGAGTAAACAATCTAAAGATTTGTTTAACTAAGTTACGTTCTTCATCTGTTAGATGATTGTTCCAATCTTTTACATCTGTATTTAGTGGTACATCGTTGGGTATCCAATGCATCTGTTGTTGTAAATCCCAGTAATCAAACATCCAAGGATGCTCGAATGGTTTAAAATAATTTTGTGTTCCTAATAAGCTCATGTATTTTCCTTTGTTTCGGCATACTTTTTAAGTAGCCATTTGTTAAATTGTTTTTTATATTCTTGTTCTGTGTATGTTGTAGAGTGTGGTGTTTTGTTTTCATCGCAATGATCTAACCACATACGTCTGCAGAACTCACTAAATGAATCTTCCATTAAAACTCCTTGAGTAGTAACTCTAGTTTTTCTTGAGCAGTTGCAATTTTTTCTAATAGTAAATCCATTGATTCAATAATGTGAGGATGCTCAGCTACTCCAACACTTAATTGAAAATAAGTATCTATTTCAGTTTTTGCAATAGCTATCTCAGCTTCGTACTTCTTTTTAAGAGCATCAAATCTGCCTTCATACATTCTATCAAATTTTTCTTCTGTCATATTCTATCCTTCACAGCTTATACATTCTGTGTCTTCTAAATTAATTCTTGGTATTCTTACGTTTACATTCTCTGCAGATTTAGCTGCATCTGATCTTAAGTAGTACAATGATTTTAAATTATACATAGCATACCAATGTACATCATTTAAGTATTGTAAAAATTCATCGTGTACTTCTTGAGGTTCTGTAGCCTTAGGTGGTACGAAGAAAAGATTTACACTTTGACTTTGACAAATGTATTCTTGTCTAATCTTTGCATGTTCTACTAAATGTAATTGATTTAGTTCGTCTGCTGTTTTAAATATTTCTTTTTCTTCTTTATTAAATATTTTAATATTTTGTATTGAACCTCTTTCATTTGAAATATCTTTCCATACCTGTTCTCTTTCATCTGCATTGAGTCCTTTCTTCTTTAATAACTTTTCTAAATATTTATTCTTTACTTTGTAGTTACCTGATAAAGTTTTGTGTGTATATACGTTAGCACGATATGGTTCAATGCTAGGGGAAGTGCCACCACATATAATAGAACTACTGGCATTAGGAGCAACAGCCAACAGATGAGTGTTACGCTTATTGCTACCATGTATGTCAGGAGCTTCACCACGCATTTCCGCAAGGACTGTAGTAGCATGGACAGCTTTGGATTTAATATTAGAAAAGATCGTGTTGTTAATCCCAGTTTGTTGTAGACCATTGAAAGATAATCCTTTGCTTTGGAGATAGGAGTGGAATCCCATTGCACCCAATCCAATTGATCGTTCTCTATATGCGGAGTACGCAGCTTTAACCAAACCTTTTTTACCTTCTTTAACATAACTTTTAAACCTTTTATAATTTGCAGTATAACCACCTAATTTTTCTGTATGTACTATCTCTCCAATAAAATGTTCTAACACATTATCAAGCATAGTAACTAAATCTTTTATAAACTTTTCATCATCTTTCCATGCATCATAGTATTCTAAATTAACACTAGACAAACAACACACAGCAGTCCTTTCTTCATTTGTAGGTAGAGTAATTTCTGAACAAAGATTACTTTGTCTGATCTCTAATCCTAAATCTTTTTGTCCTTTGGGTAGAGCTTCATTACATCTATCAATGTTAATTAGATAAGGCTCACCAGTCTCTGCTCTAGTCTCAAGTAACCTCATCCATAACTCTCTAGCACTAATAACTTTAGTAGGCTCATTAGTCTTAGGGTCTATCAATCTCCATTCATCATCAGTCTTAACAGCTTCTAAGAATTCGTTTGTAATGTTTACTCCGTTGTGTAAGTTAAGATTCTTTCTATTGATATCTCCACCTGATGATTTACGCATGTTAATAAACTCTTCAATCTCCGGATGAGATATATCCGAGTAAGCTGCATAGCTTCCTCTTCTTGTAGTGCCTTGATTAAAGGCAAGCATCTGAGAATCTACGACATGCATAAACGGGATTGATCCAGTAGAACGAGAACCATTGCCAGTTGACACACCATCACTCCTAACATCTCCCCAATATCCACCGATACCTCCACCTGAACTTGCGAGCCATATGTTTTCATCATAGTGATCAGAAAGACCATCCCTCGAATCAGGTACGTAATTGAGAAAGCAGCTAATAGGTAAGCCACGAGTTGTTCCCCCGTTAGAAAGTATAGGAGTGCTAAACATAAACCAATGATCGGATGCATAATTATATAACCTCTGTGCTAAACTAAAATTTATATGTCCTCTATGTGTAGCTCCAAATACTGCAGCTCTTGCGAAAGCTTCTTGTGGGCTCTGTTCGTTTTCCCAATAGTACCTGTCTTGTAGAGTATCAATGCTAAACTTATCTAGTTTCTTATCTTTACTGTAATCTATTTGTATTCCTAAGTATTCTTTAATCATCTTTTGTATCATCCTGATTTAAGTATAAAGCGATTAAAGTATAATGAATAATTTTAAGTAGGTCTGCATCAGACTTACCATTCTTCTTACCATACCTCATAGCATACTTCATGATGTTACCTATACAGAAACCTTCACCATGTCCTGCATCAATAATCATATCGGTTGCTTGATACTTAGAGTGAGCATAGTGTTGTGTGTAGGTACTATCAATGTACTGTTGTACTCCTCTTAAATTTATATTCTCATCAAATTTATATTCCATCTTATCTCCTTAATGTATAACAGCATTTACTGGTACACCATTTAATCTTTCATCAATTTTAATATTAAGTAATTCTTCTAGTTTTAATAATACTTCTAACTCTATATCATCAGCAGTACTTCCTTGAAAGATTGAACCACCTACTATAAATAATAAGTCTTCTAATTTTAAATCATCTAGATTAACCTCAGCCATGACTTCCAGTTAATTCATCTAAACTTATGTTTATATTTTTCTTTAATTTTTTCTCAACCCATTTATGATTCATGAATGAATGATGTATTGTATAACCTTTGTAATAATATTCTTGATCGGGTAGAGCTTTGTCTAAACTTTGAGGTGTTACTTTATCAGCATCCTCTGTCAATAAACTATTGATCCATTGTACCTGAAGTTTCTCTGCTTGTCTACGTATTAATTTACTTTTCTTGCCATTCATTGGTGATCTCCTGTACTCGTGGTTGAGTAACTACATCTGTGAAAAACACAGGACCTCTTGCGTAATCAAAGATACGCAATCCTTGTCCGTTATTAGATTCCGAATGACATTCTATTTTGTGGGGACACCATGTACATTCTTTTGGAAGTTTGAAATTCCCCTGAGTGCCATCTGCTATCGGTTGATAACATAACTCAGGGGGTTCAGGCTTTTTTAAAGTTGCCTTCAACCTTTTAATTTTAGACTTTATATCAGGTTTGTCAAGCTCATCAGGTCTAAAAAACCAAAGTTCTCCAGTTTCTTTATTGATTGCTAAGAAACCTCCTTGATCTGTACCCTCGGCTTCTTCGTATCCGGCAAGCTGTGCCATGTATCCAAAGCTATCATTCTCAGGTAAAGTCCCATTCTTAAATTTATTAAAGGCAAAGCCGGAGGTAGATTTAATATCTACTACTTCTCCATCTATTT